AGGCAAAACCTGCGTGTGCGGAATTGACTTTGCAAAGACAACAGACTTCATTTCAGTGTTCCTTCTGTTCAAGCAGAATGAAAAGTATTATGGCATTCATCATTCTTGGTTCTGCACACGGTCAAATGACAGGCACAGAATCAAATATCCGCTTCATGAAGCGGTGGAAAAAGGCACACTGACAATGGTTGATGATGTTGAAATCAATCCATCCATGATTGCTGAATGGATTCATGAACAGGGCATGATATATGACATTGAAAAGATTGCAATTGATAGTTTCAGATATTCCCTTTTGTCAAGGGAACTTGCGAACATTGGCTTTGAAGCAAAAGAAAAGAAGGTCAAATTGGTCCGTCCTTCTGATGTCATGCTTGTGCAACCAAAGATTCATTCATGGTTTGTGTCAAACAAAATCATTTGGGGTGATGATTCGTTGATGCGGTGGTTCACAAGAAATACCAAACTTGAACCTGCACCGAATAACAACTTCAAATATGGAAAGATTGAACCAAAGTCAAGAAAGACTGATGGATTCATGGCATTTGTCGCATCCGTAACACTTGAAGAAGAACTTCCAGAAACATCAGATTTTGGATTCTTTGAACCAATTATATTTTAGAAAGGGGTGAGAAAGTGAGGAAATACAGTCTTTTTAATTTCTTGGAAAGAAAGATGGACACTTCTGAAATCAGTCCTATTACACAGAAGTTGTTGGATCAGTTGGCGTTCAAGGAACTTGCACTGTATATTGGCATTTCATACATTGCGAACACGTTGAGCAAGTGCGAATTCAAGACCTATGAAAACGGTGAAGAAGTCCAGAATAAATTGTATTATATGCTGAATGTTTCACCGAATCCAAACGAGAATTCCAGTCAGTTCATCAACAAGTTCATTGAAAACTATTACTACCAAGGACATTCCCTGATTGTGCCGCACAATGACATGATTTATTGTGCAGACAGTTTTGACATTGATGATTCAAAACCGTTGCAGGAAAACATTTTCTTCAATGCAACCTTTGGTTGTCAGCAGTTGAAGAAAAAATTCAAAGCAAGTGATGTGTTTTATTTCAAACTGGACAATCAGAATGTGAAGTGCCTGATTGATTCATTATACATGCAGTATGGTGAAGTGATTTCACAGGCGTTGGCAACCTATAAGCGCACCAATGGCACAAAATACAAATTGATTTTGGAGAACTACAAAGCAGGTGATGCACAGTTCAATCAGATTTTCAATACAGTGCTGAAAGAGCAGTTGAAAACCTTCCTTGAAAATGAAAATGCAGTCTATCCGCAGTTCAAAGGAACTGATTTGCAGGAATTCACATCAAAGTCTTCCATGAAAGACACTTCAGACATCATTTCCATGCGGAAAGAAATCTTTGAAGTGACTGCGCAGGCGTTGAAGATTCCGTTGCCAATGATGCTTGGAAACATCACCAACATGAATGAGATTGTGAAAGTTTATCTTTCCATCTGCATTGATCCGCAGGCAGACATGATTGGTGAAGAATTAACACGGAAATATTATTCCTATGAAGAATGGAAAGCAGGCAACTATATCAAGGTTGATACATCCTGCATCAATCATGTTGACATCTTGGAAGTTGCCGACAAGATTTATAATGCAATCGGTTCTGGATGTGCAAACATTGACGATATGCGCAAGCGTTTGGGATGGAAGCCGCTTGGAACAGATTTCAGCAAACAGTTCTTCTTGTCAAAGAACTTTGTTCCTGCTGAAGAAATGCTGAACGCAACAATGAAAGGGGGTGAGTAGATGAAGCGGAACTATTATTCCTTGGAGAAAGCAAAGGAAACAGCAACAATCAACATCTATGGTGACATTACAAGTTGGGCATGGGAAGAACTTGGTGAAGTAAGTGCAGTGAATCTTTCAAAACAACTGGATGCACTTGGTGATGTGAATGAAATTCATGTTTATATCAACAGCTATGGTGGAGAAGTTGCGGAAGGTCTTGCAATTTACAATGCATTAAAACGCCACAAGGCAAAGGTCACAACATATTGTGATGGTTTTGCATGTTCCATTGCTTCAGTCATTTTCATGGCAGGTGATGAACGTGTCATGAATGAATCTTCACTGCTGATGATTCACAATGCATGGACAATGGCAGTTGGCAATTCAGAGGAATTGCGCAAGCAGGCTGATGATTTGGAGAAAATCACACAGGCATCTGTGGAAGCTTACAAATCACATTCTTCTTTGTCTGAAAAGGAAATCAAGAAGCTGATGGACAATGAAACATGGATTCTTCCAACAGAAGCACTTGAATATGGCTTTGCAACAAAGATTGACAAGCCTGAAAACAAGAACGCCAGTCAGAATGCATTCCTTCAGTTGCTTGACATTATCAAAGCGCATCAGGCAAAAGAAGCTGATGATGAAGCGGATGATGATGACGGAAAAGAAAATCCTGATGACACTGGTGCAGAAACACCAGATGATGACGGAAAAGAAAACCCTGATGACACTGGTGAAGATACACCAGATGACGAAGGGGAAGAAACGGAAACAACCACCCAGAAATGGAGTGGTTTTTTTAATGCACTTTTAAAAAATTATTAAAAAAGGAGATCAAAAACATGTTAAAGTTCGCAAACGAAAAAGAATCTATCAATCAGTTAGTTGCCGCAATGAAGAGTGGTGACGAACAGGAAATCAAGCAGGCATGGGAAGGAATTCATGATTCCATTGCAAGCAAGGTGAAGGAAGATTTTGCAGACCTTCAGGAATCCCATGATGCCGCAGTTCTTGCACAGCGTGGTTACAGACAGCTTACAAGCAAGGAAAACAAGTGGTATCAGAAGGTTATCAATGCACTGCGTGCCGCTGATCCGAAGCAGGCATTCACTGCTATCATTGGCAGTGACAATGAAGAAGACATGATGCCAACAACCATCATTGAAGATGTGTACAAGAACCTGAAGGAAGAACATCCGCTTCTTCAGGCAATCAACTTCCAGTATGTTGGTTTCATCACCAAGTGGATTCTGAATGACCACAGCGCACAGAATGCGGTTTGGGGCAAGATTACAGATGAAATTGTGAAGGAAATCACATCTTCCTTCAAGGTTGTTGATGTTGATCAGAACAAGTTATCTGCATACGCAATCATTGAACTTGGTATGTTAGACCTTGGACCAACATTCCTTGATGGTTACATCAGAACAGTGCTGTCCGAAGCAATCATGGCAGGTCTTGAACTTGCAATTGTTTCTGGTACTGGTGTGAATGAACCTGTTGGTCTTATCAAGGACATTTCTGAAGGTGTTTCTTACTCTTCCACAACTGGTTATCCAGACAAGGCAAAGGTTGCTGTGAAGTCCTTCATGCCTGCTGAATATGGCGCACTGGTTGCACAGATGGCAGAAACCGAGAACGGCAAGAAGAGAAAGTTCACAGAAGTTGGTTTAATCTGCAACATGACTGACTATCTCACAAAGGTTATGCCTGCAACAACCGTCCTGAATGCAAATGGTGTTTATGTGAACAACCTGTTCCCATTCCCAACAACCGTTTATGTTTCCAATGCGCTTGCTGACGGTGATGCAGTTCTGTTCCTGAAGGATGAATATTTCCTTGGCATGGGTGGTTCAAAGAACGGTGTCATTGAATATTCAGATGAATGCAAGTTCATTGAGGATCAGCGTGTGTTCAAGGTGAAGCAGTATGGCGCAGGCAGAGCGTTTGACAACACATCTGCTTTATATCTTAACATCAGCGATCTTGAACCTGCATACATCACTGTGAAGCAGGATGTTGTGACAGAGTAAGCAAGAAGGAAGGTTGTGAATCATGAGCAATGAAACATTGTTTGGGCAGGTCAAGCGCAAATTGAATGTCACTTGGAATGATGATGACACAACTGCACGGATTGAAGAAATAATTGATTCTGCGATTCCTGACTTGAAGCACAAGTTGGGAATCACAGATGACAATTTTGACTTCAGTCAGAAAGGAACAGAAAACACGCTGTTCCTTAACTATTGTTTGTATGAATGGAATCATTCACTGCCTGAATTTGATGACAACTATGCAAATACAATTGCGCAGTGCAGGGCAAAGCATGAAGTGAACAATTATCTTGCAGGCAATGCGGAAGGGGAAACATAAATGCGTAAAAGTAAAGAGTTTGAAACCTTCAATGATGGCGTTGTGTCCATCTATCGTGAAAAGCCAAGGGAAACAGACTTCAGTGCAAAGCGCAATGTTTCAACGCTTGATGATATGGACTTCATTGTGAAGCTGAACTTCAAGGAACTTTCCAAACGTGAACAGGATTTGGAGTTTGCACAGCAGAATGATTTCACACTGTCATTGAAAATCAAAAGCAGGCTTGTGAATGGTGTTGACAACAAGTGCAAAGCTGTCATTGACGGTTATTTGTATGATGTTTCATTTGTAGATAAAAGCAGAACAGAATTGTTTCTGTATTTGGAAGGGGTGAAAGCAATTGATCCTGAATGACATTAAAACCAAGTTGGAAGAACTGGACAACAATGTTTTTTATGGCATGGTTGACAATGTGATGCAGAAAACATTCTGGAATTATATTGTTTTCAACCGTACTACCATGAAACCAAATGCAAATAAAAGCGGCTTTTCCGATTATTTCACAGTTCATATCATCAGGGAAGAATGGATTCCTGAAGGATTTGAAATTGAAGTCATCAATAAGATGCTTGAAATTGACGGAATGCGCCTTGCCGCAAATGATGGTGTTTACACCTATGTTCCAAAGCCAAACACAAACATTGTGGTTGAAATGTTATCACTTGACTTTGTAAAGGCAAAGAAAGCGTGATTTTATGAGTGTATTCAGATTAGATGCGGATCAGGTTGCAAGACTTGAAGCCGCAATGAAAGACTTTCTTGGTGACACAGAAACAACAATCAATGATGTGTTGCACAATGAAGGTGGTCAACTGATTCATGATGAAATAAAACGGTTGATGCCAATGTCTGGCAAGCGGTGGAAGGGCAAAAAACCACCTGCAAAAACAAGCAACTCACTTGAAATCGTGGGTGGCAATCTTTCCGTGACTGTCAGTGCAAAAAAGGCATATCAATATTTGTATTTCCCTGATGATGGTTCAAATACACGCAGACACGCAGGAAATCAGCAATTCTTCCTGAATGGTGGAGAAAATCAAAAAGAAGAAATCACAAACCGTTGCATCAACAGGCTTATAAGTGGCTTTGAAGATGCAATCAACTAAAAAAGGAGCGTAAAAAAATGAATGGAGTTTTTTCTGAATATGAATTAAGAAAAATGGGCATCAAGTTCAAAACTGGTGAAGCATATCTTTCCGCAGACTGCGTTGGATCATGTGAAGAAGAACTTGAAACAAAGGTCATCACAAAGAAGTGCCGTGGCAATGTAGTCAAGACAACAGTCAAGGGAACTGGCAACGGCACATTGAACATTTCCATGCATATGCCGTATGAAATTTATACACAGGCATATGGCATGAATCTTGACACACTGATTGAAGGTGTCAAGGCATATGGACAGAATTCACGCCATGAAGCGTTCAGCATTGTGCAGGATGTTTTTGATGAAGATGGCAATGAAAAGTTCAAGGCATATCCAAATTGCATCATCCAGACTGGTGTTGTGCGTAAGATTGAAAACGGTGCAGAAGAAGTTGCGGAAGTTGAAATGGAAATTTCCGTGATGCCTGATGAATATGGCAATGGTATGTATGAAGCACCTGCAAGTGATCTTGTTGATGAAACTGCCAAGTCAACATGGATGACTGCATTCACACCAGAAATGGTTCAGGTTGCTTCTGCGTAAGGGGTGAAGTGTAAATGAAAGTAAAGGTTTTAAAAGACTTTAATGACAAATACACAGGTGAAAGACACAAAGCAGGTGACACAATGACAGTCACCAAGGCAAGATTTGAAGAAATTCTGACTGTTGACAAGTTGGTTGAAGAAGTTGTGGAAGAAGCGGCAGAAAATGCGCCTGCGGATGCGGCAGAACCACCAAAGAAGACAGGCAGAAAAGCATCAAAGAAGTCTGCTGAATAATGAAAAGGACATCACTTCTGTGGTGTCCTTTTACTTTTTATAAGGGAGCAAAGAAAAATGGAAGGTAAGAAATTAAATACAATCATAGATTTTGAATTTTATGATGGCACAACCGCAAAGATGACTTTGACCTTTTATGCGCTTTATCAGTTAAAGGCAAAAAACAAAGCATTGTATGAGCGTTACACAAAAATCATGTCAAAGCCAAATGCTTCTGAAGAATTGGAAATGATTACTGTTTTATACACCGCATATGTGTGTGCAAATCTTTCAGAAGAAAACCTGATGACAGAAGAAGAATTCATGATGAAGTGCGGTTCAGACAGAATTGCAGTCCGTGATGCGGTTCAGGAGTTAATAAGCCCAAAAAAACACTAGGATTCAGACTTCCATTTCTCCAAAAAACAACGGCAAGAGAAAGGACAATCAGACCACCCAAATTTGTTTTGGAAGATGTTGAAGACTATTACACATATTATGTGCAAATTCTTGAAATATCTGAAGATTTGTTTTGGTTTGCTGATGTTTCCTTTGTTCTTGGTGTTGTGGAGAACAAAACCGCATATGATGGTTGGCTGAATTCGGCAATCGAAAAGGAAAGAAAAAAACAGTCAAGAAGGGGGTGAGAACATGGCAAAAAATGAAGCCAAAATCCGTTTTTCAGCGGAAACAGGTGAATTCAATGATTCAATAAAAAAAGCAAATCAGGAAATGACTGAACTGCGTGCTGAATTGAGGCTGAATGAAACACAGATGCAAACAACTGGCAAAACAGTTGAAGGCTTGGAGCAGAAGCACAGGATTTTGACGGATCAATTGCAGGCATCCCAAGACAAAACAGAAGCGTTGAACCAGAAGGTCAACAAAGCAGTTGAAATCTATGGTGAAAATTCAACAGAGGTTTCAAAGCTTAGAACACAGCTTTTGAATGCGCAGAC